GGTATCAGCACGAACTAGAGCAACTACCCCAAGTGGGTGGGGAGAACGTGGCACGTTCGCAGGGGCGGTGCCAAGTTCTTAAAGAGGTCAGAGACCTTATTAGAAAGTCCCCTGAATACGCAGCACAGTCTTCACCATGAGACAGCTGTTTAATTACGCATACCGATAGGAGCGTTTAACATGGCAATACCAGCGCAAGTTAAGAAGCAGTCTGAGGCAGTTCAGAAACTGTACGACGAACTTAATTCAGAGGTTACGGAACAGGACACACCGTCCGAGGCCGTAGTTGAAAACATTAAGCCCGTAGCAGTTGAAGAAGCCAACAGTGTTGACGAACAAGCAGCCGAGCCTACCGATAAAGAGCAAGCACAGGTAGGTGATGGAGACGAAGAAGCATTTGAGAAGCGCTATAAATCGCTTCAAGGAATGTATAACGCTGAAGTACCACGCCTACATGCTGAAAAGCGTGAACTGGAATCGCGTGTTTCACAACTAGAATCACTTATGACGTCCTTGGGTACACCTAATCAAACGCCTACAACTGCATCACAACCCTTGGTTACCGATGCTGACGTAGAAGAATATGGTGAATCTATTGATGTTATGCGTAGAGTTAGTCGTGAAGAAGCTGCCCAACAGCAGTCACGTATTGACCAGTTAGAAAATCTTGTACGAGGGATGCAAACCAGCGTAGTGCCGCAAGTGCAGCAACTACAGCATAGGCAAGCAGTTACCACTGAACAAGTATTCTGGGCTGATATTCAGAACGCAGTACCCGATTGGCAAGACGTCAATGTAGACCCGGACTTTCAATCTTGGCTACTTGACGTTGACCCACTGACAGGTATTAGCCGACAAACGTATCTTGATGACGCTCAACGGAATCTGGATGCACGGCGCGTAACAAACTTCTTCGCTACATGGAAGGCGCAAACTGGCCAGTCTGTTGCTCAACCCAGTCGGAAAGCCGATGCTACTTCACAACTTGAGAAACAAGTATCACCCGGACGAGGACGTTCAGGTAGTACCCAAGGCTCAAGTGAACCAATGACGTATACTGCAAATGACATCAAAACATTTTTCTCTGATGTACAGCGTGGTAAGTTTAAGGGGAAAGAGCAGGAGCGTGACCGAAAAGAACGTGACATTTTCGCAGCACAGCGGGAAGGTCGCATTGTCACTGCATAATTAAACAATAGGAGCCTAACATGGCATTTCCAGTATCTCCCGGTAACCCAGCATATTCAGGTAATTTTATTCCTGAAATTTGGTCTGGTAAACTAATTGAGAATTTCTACGATGCAACAGTATTGTCGGCAATCTCTAACACTGCGTACGAAGGTGAAATTCGTAATATGGGTGACACGGTAAATATCCGTACTACACCTGAAATCACTATTCGTGATTACGTTAAGGGCCAAACTCTATCCGTAGAGAACCCTGACAAAGCTAAGTTGCAACTTCTAATCGACAAAGGTGAGTACTTTGCCTGTGTTGAGGACGATGTTGATAACATTCAGTCTGACGTAAACTTGATGGACACATGGTCTAAAGACGCTTCCGAGCGTATGAAGATTAAAATTGACCAGCGTGTTCTTACTGACATCCTTCCAGACATCTCTGCCCTTAATAAAGGTGCAACTGCTGGTGCAATCTCTGGCGACATTGACTTAGGTACAGCAGGTGCTCCTGAAGCAATGACTACAACCAATGTTATCGACTTGATTGTTAATATGGGTACAGTTCTGGACGAAGCTAACACGCCTGAGTCAGACCGTTATCTTGTTATCCCAGCTAAGATGGCTGGCTTAATCAAGCGTTCAGACCTTAAAGATGCGTCTATTACTGGTGATAGCACATCACCTCTACGTAATGGCCGCTTGGGTATGATTGACCGGTTCACAGTTTACATGAGCCACAATCTCAAGAAAACTGGTGCTAACTTTGATGTTATTGCTGGTCATAAAATGGGTTTCACCTTTGCATCACAGATGACAGAGATGGAAACTATTCGCTCCGAGTCTACATTCGGAAACATTGTTCGCGGTCTACAGGTATATGGATACAAGGTTGTTAAGCCTGAAGCCATTTGCCAAGCCGTTGTAACGCTTTAATCGGAGGTCTGAATTATGGCTACTTATACTGAAGGAACTGGTTTCAATAAAGGCTATCCTGCTATCCCGAATAACGGGCTTAACAAACTGTCTATGATTGAAATAACCCTTAACTGGGCAACTATCGCTGCTGATCGTGCAGCTGCAGGTCAAACTGCAATCGGTGCAAATGACATCTTAGAAGTCATGCAGATACCTGCTAAAACTTACGTTATGCAGGTTGGGCTAGATGTTACTACCGCTGAAGGTGCTACGTGTACTGTTGACGTTGGTGACGCCACTGATCCCGATGGGTTCTTAGATGGTGTGAACGCAAACACTGCTGCATCCTACGCTACTGCGTTGGTATTAGCTGAAGCTGCGCCAAACACTGTATTGGGCTACAGCAACGGTAAGTACTACGCCGCTGCAGATACCATTGATATTAAAACTATCAATGCTGCTGATGCTGCTGTTATGCGCCTCTGGGCGCTAGTTGCAGATTGCAGCTAACACAAACTGATCGGGGGCTTAGGCCCCCTTTCACCCTATTTAGGAGATGCTAGATGCCTACTAACCTAACCGGTTCAGATATTAAAGACACGTATGACCAGTTGCTACACGTTAGCGACGGCCCCGCAGCGTCTGAAAAAGTTGTATATGGCGGCGTTGGTGTTGCCACTGCTCTGTCGGTTGGTACAGGCTCCGTCTCTATTGATAACGTAAAAGTAGATGCTAATACTATTTCTACTACAAACTCTAACGGATCATTGGTGTTAGCGCCAAACGGAACCGGCGAAGTACAACTTACAGGTAAATTTGGATACTCTTCAGGTGGCGGCACTGTAACCCAAGCAAGTAATAAGACTACTGCGGTTACACTAAACGCAAAAAGCGGTGCTATAACTATGAACAACGCGGCCTTAGCAGACGATGCTACAGCTGCTTTTACGCTAACAAATAGTTTTATTGCTGCTACGGATGTACTGATTGTAAACGTAGCAAGCGTAGGAACGGCAGGCGGCTATCAGCTAACAGTTGGTGCAGTAGCAGCGGGTAGTTGTAGCATCAGTGTTATGAACGTAAGCGGCGGCGCACTATCACAAGCGATAGTACTTAACTTTGTGGTAATCAAAGGAGTAACTTCCTAATGGCTATGTATCAAGGTAGGACCGTTACACTCAATAAACCTACTAGGATTAGCAAGGGTCAGCCGGGACATGGACGTAAAAAATCTCAGGTTTACGTAAAAGGTCAAAGTGATAAAGTTGTTAAAGTTATGTTCGGTGACCCAAACATGACGATTAAGAAAGAACAACCGGGTAGACGTGCCAATTTTAGAGCTAGGCATAATTGTGATAACCCCGGCCCAAAAACAAAAGCTCGTTATTGGTCATGTAAGGCGTGGTGATATGGCAAAAGGTAAAGCAAAACCAAACAATCCTAAGTTGTGGGCAGCAAAAATAAGGGCTGCTAAACAAAAATTTGATGTATACCCTAGCGCGTATGCTAATGCTTGGGCATCTAAACAATATAAAAAAGCTGGCGGTACTTGGTCTGGCTCTGATAATAGGGTTAGTTAGTATGGCTAAAGAAGGTCTAGGTAAGTGGTTTGCCCAGAAGTGGGTCGATGTTAAGACCGGCCAGCCCTGCGGTAGGTCGAAAGCTAGTACATCCTCTCGACCTTATCCTGCATGTCGCCCACAAGCAGCAGCTAATAAGATGACAAAGCAAGAAAAAACTGCTATTGCTAGCCGAAAGACTAGTTCTAAACGCCAGAGTTGGCCCGTTTCGCCTTCAGGCACAAGGAGAACAACATGAAACAACGCTGGCTACGAAACATAAATGACGGGTTTATTTACGGTTGGGATCATTACATGGCTCAACATCCGCTGGTTGAAGAAGTTACTGAAGAAGAAGCATTTCCAGAAAGGTTTTTACAGCCTGCTCAAGTGCAACGTGCTAAAGCGACTAGAGTAAAAAACAAAGTTAAGCTAGACCTTTCTACCGAAGATACAGTGGTAGAAGAACTTGATGCTATACTTTCAGCTGCCCCTGTAGCAGCCGCTGAGATAGCCGAAGACGCTTCTAGGGGGTTGCCTGAATGACCCCGCAAGACGTTATTGATGACGTACGACAGTTAGTACAAGACACTAACTCTAACGCTTATAGGTACAGCGACGCCGAACTATTGGGTTTTGTTAACCAAACGATTAAGCGTGTAATCATTCTTCGACCTGATTTGTTTTCGTCTATTACTACAATAGCCACTACCCCAAACACGGTTATACAAGTGATGCCTTCCGATTCATTACGGCTTGTAGAACTATACTCTATAGTAAATGGAAATGTTCTTACTGAGGTAAACCGAGAGTCTTTGGATCAAAGTTATCCAGCGTGGGTGAGTGATCCAGCTGGTACGCCATATAACTATATGCGCAATATCAGAAACCCTAACAGGTATTTTCTATACCCAAGACCTGTAGCCGGTATTGTTATAACTGGTGAGTATGTGCAGATACCAGTTGATTACGCTATTGATGCGAGTATTGCGTCATTACCAGACGCTTACTTACCTACATTGGTGGACGGTACTGTGTTTCTTGCAGAGTCCATAGATGACGAACATGCA